TGCATAAACTATTAATGTCACAATTATTATTGTGTATATGTTCGGATGAGTCTTCGATAAGCATACTTTCAAAATCTTTCCAGATTTGTTCTTCAGATAAGGGCATAAGTCAAACTTTTCACACTCTAATATATCAGAGCATCTTAATATTACTTTAAAAACGCAATTTTGTAATGCGCTAATTTATTATTTTAATTTAATATTGTATAAATTAAAATGGATACTTACAATATTAATTTAGACCGTGAAAAATGTATATTAACAATAACTTCTAAAAAAACTGATTTTAAAGAAGAAGACTTTGACGAGTTTTTAATTTTATTCGAATCTATATGGACTTTAATTAAAAAAGATAAATTAATGTGTCATTTATTTATTAATTTAACAGAATCAAATGAAAATATTATACTTCCTTTACAAGTTTATATTAAATTAGCCAACTGTTTGTCATCTTTAAATGATACATTTAATTCACATTGTCATGGTATTTCTATTTTAACTAAAAATTCAGAACTATGGAACGGTATTTATAGTATTATTATTAAATTGTGGCACCCACCAGTTCGAAGACCTATTATTTTGACCGATAAAATATCTGAGATTAAGTTATTTATAAAAACTAATAAATTAATAAAATAATTAATACATTAAATAAATAAATCAAATTAATACATTAAATATAATTTATTGCTTTTTAAAATTTAATATAAGAAATAAATTATATTTTAAATAAAATGGCTACTCCCGAATCTCCCGTATCTATCGATATTCAAAAAACTATGAATCTAAAAGTTGTTACGTGGAATGTTAATGGCATTCGTTCTAGAATTTTTAATGACAAGATTTCGTCAAAGTTGAAGAAAAATGTGCTAATGGATATTCAAGAAAAAAGTCCTATCGATATTTTAATTAAAGAGCACGATCCAGACATAATTTGCCTGCAAGAAACACGTTGTAGCCTAGCTATTTCTAAAAATTTTAAAATTCCTGGTTATAATTCTTATTTTAACGAATCAAAATCTATTGGTGCAAGAGCACCAGAAAGATACTCGGGTACATGCATTTTTTATAAAGAACATCTTAACTTACTAGAAACATCTGAACAAATTCCGGAGTATGAAGACACCGAGGGTAGAATTATAGTTGCTCGATTTGACAATTTTACATTAATCAATGTATACGCACCGAACTCTGGATCCAATTACGATAAAAAAATAAAATTTATTGACAGTATGCTGAATTATTTAGATTCTCTTGAATCTAAAGTAATTTTTTGCGGAGATTTAAATATTGCAGTGGCTACGCATTTTGATATTAAGAGTACAATTGCGATGCCTGGTATTTATTCACACGAACTTGAGTTTTATGACAAACTCTTAAAAATTAATTACAAAGATTGTATTGAAAACGATGAAATAGTGTTTACATGGTGGGATACACGTCGTGAAAAAGAAAACGGAATGTCTATTGCCAGAAATAGAAATCTGGGGTGGAGACTTGATTATTTCTTTACTAAGAATTTTAATCAAGTTTCCAGTAAGTGTTTAAAATATATCGGAGAAAATAATGAAAGTATTCCGTTGGCAAGCGACCACGCCCCGGTTTTATTGAATGCTACATTTTAAGAGCTTATTATGCAAATCCAAAAGCGTTTACCAATTCAGCCACTGAAGTTTTTGTTGGAGTGTCTTTTGCGGTAAAAATTACAGCAATAATGCCAACCCATATTGATGATAAAATAATAATCATAGATCCGATTGCCCACCACAAAACTTCATCAATTCCCTGTTTGCCACAATTGCCTTTCGCACAGCATCCGGCGCCGAATGCTGTTCCCTCGTTAGCATAACGCAACTGATTGAATGAAGAAAATAGTAAACTTAAAATTATTATTATTCCGGTTAATAGAGTTATATTTCCAATTCCAAAAAAATCTCTTACATATGAAGGAGGGGGTGCCATTTATATTATATTTATATAATTAAAATATTTTAATTTTAATTTAATTTAATTTAATTTAATTTATTTTATATTTTATATTTTATATTTCTTTCCAAAAATCTTTTAATTTCATATTCGAAATTTTGATGTATTCTAAATTTAAGGAATTCATTTTGCACGTTAATACATCTATCGTGTCTTTGCTAAAAGAGTGAATTTTCATGTCGGTAAGATATTTATAACTATTCTCAATTTTATAATATTTTTTTTCTTCAAGTTGAGAATTGATAAAATCTAGAGTTTTTCTAAATACTTTAATATTTTCATTTATAACATCGTTTATAAATGTAATTTTCGATGTTATTATATCTAGTTCTTCTTTAATTTTATTAATTAAAGATTTTTGTCGTTTAATAAAGTATTCATTTCTAATTCTCCAAAATCGATATATTATTTCTTCTGCACTTTCCATTTTTACTATTTTATTATTTTCATCAAAAACATACATATTTTTTGCAGAGATATGCGAAAACAATTTAAGTTTCTTTTCTATTTCCCTATTATTTGTCCATTCAATAATTATTTCTAGAGGAAGGCTTAGTTCAAAATAAATTTCTGTATCAGTTGAATTGTTTTTATAAGAATAAATAATTTCATCTGTTTCAAGTTTGTCTAGAAAATTTTTATAATCTTCTGTCCATGTACCAATAGGCAATTCTGTAATTATTATTTTATTCTTTTTAACTTCATAAATTCCATGGGTTGTCCATTTATTGGTTTCTATTTTTACTATTTTTCCAGTAAATCCTTTGTACCAAGGTTTTAATTCTTCTATTTCGTAGTCTTCGTCTTCGGTTAATTTTAAAAGCCGATCTTTTATATCTTCTGGATTAAAACATGGAATATCAGTTGAAAATCCTGTTCCGATACCTTTTGAACCGTTAATTAGAATTATAGGTAAATTAGGTACATAATACCTAGGTTCAATAGAAAATCCATCGTCGTCTAAATATTCAAGTAGATTATAGTCTTCTTGATTAAACAGCTGTTTAAAATTTTTAGACAAATTTGTAAAAATGTATCGCGGGCTGGCAGAATCTTTTCCACCAAAAAGGCGTGTACCAAACTGTCCATTAGGTTCTAGTAGATTAAAATTATTAGAACCTACAAAATTTTGAGCAAGATTTATAATAGTATCTTGAAGACTTGCCTCGCCGTGGTGATAACTAGATACTTCAGATACATATCCGGATAATTGAGAAACTTTTATTTCAAAATTCAAATTTTTCTTAATGCATGCAAAAATTACTTTTCGTTGAGAAGGTTTCAATCCATCTATAAAGTTAGGAATAGATCTGATATTGTCTGCTATCGAAAATAAAACTAGTTCTTTATTAATTAGTGTTGAAATATTCACTTTACACTCTGTATAGTCCAAAATTTTTGGATTTTTTATGTTTTCTAAAATCCATTGTTTTCTAGAATCAGATTCTGTTTTACTAAATGCCAGATTTAGACATTTATCGTCTTCTTCAGAACAATTTTTGTAATCCAAAGTTTTCATTTCTTTGAAGTATTCTTTCGCTTCATTCGTAGTACTCGTACCGAGTCCCTTGTAATATTTAATTTTAAATTTAGATGTATCGTTTTTTTCTTTCCACGAATTATAATCGCTAATGTTATAAAATGGTATTACTAAATTTTTGTGTGAAACTTTAACAATCGGTGTAATAAGAGCGGATATAAAGTCGGTTTTTAAAAGTTCTGGCCAACCGTCTCCAATAAAATTAACTAGAAGGCTTTTTATATGAAATCCATCTGTATCTGCATCAGTCATTATTAAAATTCTTCCATATCTAAGTTCAGAAATACATTTGTATTTTTTACCAGTTTGAAGTCCAATTATTTTTTTAATATTGTTAATTTCTTCGTTATTTGCGAGCTGTGAATAGGTTGCAGTTTTTGTATTTAAAAGTTTTCCACGTAGGGGAAAAACTCCATAGTGATCTCTCCCAATTACAGATAATCCAGAAATTGCCGTAGCTTTTGCCGAATCACCTTCTGTAAAAATAATTGTACAATTTTTAGAATCCTTGGTTCCAGCTTTATTTGCATCGTCAAGTTTTGGAATTAAAATTCTGCCAATTTTTTTACCGTCTGTTTTCTGTAGCGATTTTTTTTCCTTAGCTTCTGCTATAGCTAAAATACTATCAATTATTCCAAGTTTTGAAATTTGAGATATAAAATCGTCCGAGTGGGTAAATTTAGTACCAAAATCTGAAACTTTTGTAATGTGTTTTTCTTTTGTTTGTGAAGAATAAGTTGCGTTATCAACGAAGCAGTTTATAAAAACAAATAAGTTATCTTTAATATATTGTGGTTTAATAGTTAAAGCTTTGTGTTTCTCTTGAATAATTTCTGTAAGTTTTTTAATAAGTGGATTAATTACATGATCCACGTGACTTCCACCATCTGAAGTACAAATTCCATTTACAAAGGAAATACATTGAAAGCCAGTTTGAGAAGCAGATACAGATACTTTCCATCTTTCATTTTCTTGAATTACTCGAGGACTGGATTTAATTGGTCCGATGTAAACAGAAACAAAGTCTGAAAAATTTTTAATAGGTAATTTTTTACCATTTAAAAATATGTCTACCGTTTTTGGTGTTATTGCACAAATATCAAATACTCTTTTAATTAAAATATCTATTGTGTCGTCGGAAATAGATTGGACTCCAAATTTATCAAAATCTGGATAAAAAGTAATTTTAGTATATTCTTTTGAAGAACTAGAAATTTGTGGTTTTCCAATTACACTCAAATTTTCTTCATATGTTTGTAAATATTTTTTACCATTTTTAGATGTTTCTACCGTAAACGATTTTGAAAATATAGCAGTTAGTTTAGCTCCAAGTCCGTTTAGTCCTCCAGTAGTTCTTTTGATGGTGTCGTCATAGTTACTAGACGTCAAAAGATTTGCAAATATTAGTTCTGGAATGTAAATATTGTACTCTGGATGAGTTTCGATTGGTATTCCAGAATCATTATAGACTGAAATAAATTTATCGGTAATTTCTACTTTTATACATTTTACCATTTTATTTCTTTGAACTTCGTCTGCAGCATTCACCAAAATTTCGTCGAATATTTTAAAAATCCCCGGATTCCATTTACACGTTTTAAATGAAGCTGTATTAGTTTCCAGATTAATAACCCAACACTCGTTACTTGTACATTTTGTATCACCAATGTACATCCCCGGTCTAGCTAAAATGTGTTCTATTTGTGTATATTTTTTATAATTGTCCACCATTGTACCATGGTTGTTTTATTTTCATTTTTTTTAAACTATTTTTTTTTTAGCAATAATTATTTTTTGAGTTCTTCTATATATAATTGAATATCGTGCGCATTATGCACACCTACTATTTTTTTAATTTTTTTATCGAATTTAATTAATGTATACGGAACTGTATAAATTTTATTTTCAATTAAATAAGACTCAAAATTTTCATTTTCCACTGAAATATAATAAATAATGGAATTTGGAATATTTACCAGGATTTTATCTAGTTCAGTGCAAGGAATACACCAGTCTGATCCAAATTTAAAAAATGCTACTTTATCTCCATAATTTAAATTAATTAAATTATTAAAAGTACTCAAATAATTAATAGTAACTCCCATAGTTGTAATATAATTTATAAGTGAGTTTTAAATTAAGGTTTAATTTAGTTTTTAATTTTATATTATTAATATAATAATGACATTTTTAGATTTTTACCAATTCGATTTAATGCATTTTATAATAATTATGTTTTCAAGTTTTATGTTTTATTTCTTATTAAATAAATTAGACAAAGAAGAGAAATATAATATTACGTGTTTTGGAATATCATGCTTTTCTGGTTTAATTGTTAGTATTATAATTTCGTATTATACAATAGAACCAGATATTCCTTTAACTTCAAACTTTTTCTCTAATTAAATCACTACAAACTTTTTCTCTAATTAAATAACTACATTTTATGGATTAATTCCGTTTTAAAAATATTATTATTTTAATAATGTCTATCAGTTTATCAAAATTTAAACCAAAAAGTATAGAAGAAAGAAGAACAAAAGGATCTGGTCCGCCTACGTGTGTATTTATAGGAAAACGCGGAACTGGTAAAAGTACATTAGTAGCTGATATATTATATTATATGAGACACATAAAAGCAGGAGTAGCAATTTCTGCGACTGAAGATGGAAACGCATATTATTCTAATTTTATTCCAGAAATATTGATTCATTCTGAATATAAACCAGAAATAATACAACAGGTGATAAATAGACAAAAAAAGGTAATAAATTCAGACACAAAAACTCCAGACGGCGATGTTTTTGTATTACTTGACGACTGCATGTACGACAAACGAATGATAAGAGATGTAAACATACGAGGAATCTTTATGAATGGCCGACACTGGAGAATAACTTTTATGTTAACTATGCAGTATTGTATGGACTTACCTCCCGATTTGAGATCTAATATAGATTACGTGTTTATTCTTAGAGAAAATATTATTCAAAATCAGGAAAAAATATACAAAAATTTTTTTGGAATTTTTCCACATTTTAGTATATTTCAAGATGTTCTCAATAGTTGTACAGAAGGTTACGATTGTTTAGTACTAGATAATACATCAAAAAGCAATAATATCCAAGATTGTGTATTCTGGTATAGAGCAAAACCAAAAAGGGAATTTAAAATTGGGACTAAAGAACTTTGGAAATTTTGTAAAAAAAATTACGACGAAAAAAAAGCAAAAACTATTCCAGAATACGATAAAAAAAATATGAAGAAAAAAAACACCCCGAGTATTTTAGTTAAAAAAATTAAATAAGTCTATTTAAAACCTGTTTATATATAAAAATTATAATAAGTTTATGGAAAAAATAAATGAGTTACTTAAAATACCTCAGTATGAACAAAGATCTCCCGAATGGTTTAAGCAACGTGAAAATAAACTTACTAGTTCAGATGCCGCAACTGCGTTAGGTATTAATCCATATCAAAAATCTATTGAAGTACTTTTTAAAAAATGTGGTCAGGATTTGAATCCTTTTGTAGGAAATGTCGCAACTTTACATGGTCAAAAGTATGAAAATGAAGCAATTGAAAAATATTGTAAAATTACTGGACAGGTTAATTATAATTTTGGACTTATAGCACATGAAGATGTTTATAAAAATAAAGACTATTACTGGTTAGCGGGATCCCCAGATGGAATTTCTTTATCTAAAACAGATCTCAATGCTAAGCCAATATTACTAGAAGTGAAGTGTCCATACAAAAGGGTTATTAAACAGGGGTGTATACCAGATTACTATTTTCCACAAGTTCAACTTAATATGTTTATATGCGACTTAGAAATTGCCGACTTTATAGAATATAGACCTCCAAATGAAATTAACATTGTACGTATAAATCGGGATGAACTGTGGTTAAAAGAAAATCTTAAAAAATTAGAAATTTTTTGGAAAGAAATTGAATTTTATAGAATTAATGATATTAAAACTCACCCAAAATTTCCAGTAAAAAAAAAAGTTTTGGACTTAACAAATTTTTCGGATTTTTCAAATTTGTGTATCGAAAATAAAACTGAAATTAATTGTAAAAAGAACGATAATCATCAGGAAATTATATTAGACAAATACTCAATTAAAGAAGATAAAAAGTGTAAATCTGAATCAAGTAATTCTAAATTAGGATGTAACTATATAAATCTCCGAGGCTATAGTATTATAGACATTTAAATACATAGTAAAACTAATTTAAGAATAAAATGTATCTTATTGCTAAAAAAAATAAGATTTAAAAGATTAAAATATATAATTAATAACAATGGGCATCCGCGGCCTAAACAGTCTTATTAAAAAATACGCTGAAGATGCAGAAGTTGTTAGTGATATAAAAAACTACAAAGGATCTATATTTGCTATAGATTGTAGCATCCTTTTATACAAATTTAAGTATGCATCTCGTTTAGAAAATTCACATTTAGTTGGTATAGTAAATCGTATTAAATTTTATATGTCTAATGGTATTTTACCCGTTTTTGTGTTTGACGGAAATCCACCAGACGCTAAAAAAAATACTATACAAAAAAGACGTGACAATAAAGAAAAATTATATGTTAAGATTGAAGAATTAAGAGATTTACAAAATAACGCGGAGACTGAAGAAGATAAAAAAAAATTAACAGAAGAAATAGATAAACTGTCTTCTCAGATAATAAGAATCAAAAAATCTCATATAACCGAATGTAAAGAACTTCTTGAAAAAGCTGGACTACCATTTTGTACCGCACCGGAAGATGCTGAAAAATATTGTGCTTTTTTACAATCTAACGGACTTGTAGATTATACAGTTACAGACGATACGGACGCTTTAACATTCGGATGCAAAAAAATTTTGAAATCTTCAATTAATAAGATAGTTGAAATTGATACACAATTCGTTATTTCTAAGTTTGGAATGTCTATGGACATGTTTGTAGATTTTTGTATTTTATCGGGGTGCGACTATTCAGACACAATTGCTAGTGTTGGACCAATGTCTTCTTTTAATATTATAAAACAACATATTACTATAGAAAATTACATTGAAAAACTGGGCTCAAAACCGGAGAATTTTAACTTTGAAATTGCTAGAAAAATTTTTAAAGAATTTGATTATGAAATTCCAAATAAATTTACTATTAATTCGTCTAATAAAAAAGAACTTTTAAAATTTCTAGAAGATAACAATTTTAAAGAAAATGTAATTTCAAAATTTTTAAAAATTTTGAATTAATAATTAATTTAATTTAATTTTATTTAATTTTAAAATTATTTTCTTTTGTTAATATTAAAATAAAATGTATGATGATTATGATATGATGGAATTCGGTCGTCGCGTA